AAAGAGATAGGAGGAATCTAACATGATGATGTACTTTAATTTAATTTGTGAAGAAGTTGAACTAACAGGTGGAAAAATTATCCATATTGATATTAATATTGGCAATATGGAAGAAGTACACAAAGTCGTACTTGATAATATTGATAAATATCCCAACGCTAAGTGGGAGCTATACCCAATGTTTGTTTGTGCGTAATTACATATTTTATTTTATGAAAGAGCGATTTCATACAAGATCGCTCTTTTGTTATATCTTTATATTAATAAGGAAGAAACTCATAGAAAATTAAAGTGCTTTTACCATTATCTAGTCATATGGTAAGGGCATTTTTTAGTTAGGGCAGATGACTAGACTGCCTGCCCTTAATCAGAAAGGAATGAATAATTATAGCAAAAAATATAGGTAAGGTTTTTGAACAGAATTTCAAAAAATCGTGTCCAGAAGATATATTAATTTATCGCCCTCCTGATGCTGCTCAATCATTTGATATGAGTTCAAAGCTAAGATTCAGTCAACATAGTCCATGTGATTTTATGATTTTTAGTGGTGACAGAAATACATTTTGGACATTAGAATTAAAGAGTTTCGAAGGTTCTTGTTCGTTTGAACGAACTAAAGAAGATAAAGGAATTATACATCACTATCAAGTAGAATCATTAAAGAAGTTTTCTACTTATAAAAATGTTTGTAGTGGGTTTATTTTAGATTTTAGAAAAACAGGTAATACATATTTTCTTATGATAGATGAATGGGATGGATTAATAAATTCTTTATCTAAGAAAAGTTTCAATGAAAGTGATTTATTGAAATATTGTAATCCAATATTGATTAATAAGAAAAAATTAAAAGTGAATTATCGTTATGATATAAATAAGTTTCTTAACGATACAAGATTATAAAGGAGAATATTTGAATATGAAGAAAATAATGAAGCTTTACGAAGCAACAAACATATATGAGATAACAAAAGGCATTATAGAGAACAACGACTCTAACATTACATCTCTTTCTAAGTTTAAGCTACTTGGCATAATAAGAAGTTTTTCTGGTATCTATACAGATTACGATCAGACAAGACAGGATCTTATTAGGAAATATGGTGAGCCAGTTCTTGATGATGAAGGCAATAAGACAGGAAATATAGAAATCAAGAAAGACTCCGAAAATATGGATAAGTTTGTTGAAGAGATGAATATACTCAGAAACCAGAATATTGATGTGGAATTTACTTCAATGACCGTTGATGAATTGTTTAGTTTAGGACTTAGCGCAGAATTATATACTATATTTATGCCTATTGTAGAAGAATGATTTATAAAGGAGAAAAAGGATTATGAATAAAATAACAGTTAAAGAATTTGTTGAAGGATATATAAATTGTACAGATTCATTAAAGAAAAGATATATACAAGAAAAGTTAAAGGTTATATCTTATATTCCTATAAATGTTAAAGATGCTATTGCAATAGTTATTACAGATAGAACTATGTTTGAACAGGAAAAATATACAGATAAAGATGGCGAAACGAAGTTCCGAAAAACTGACAATATACATGTTAATTCATTTGTTCAGTATATGTTATTTGTTAGAGAAGTTATTGAGAAGTATACAAATCTTATTTGTAGTGATGATGCTAATTTTATGACAGATTATGACTTATTAAAGTCTTCTGGGTTACTTGATAAATTAATGATTGGTGAAGTTATAGATAGAAAAGATATTCCATCACTTATTCCTGCAAGTGAAATATCTGAAATAAAAACTCTTATTGATATGCACAAGTCTGATATTATGCAGAATATGTATGAACCACACGCATATGTTAGTCGTCAGGTCGAAAGATTTGGAGCTTTAATTAATACCCTCGTTGAACCTTTTATGGAAGCTGTGCAGAAGAAAATTGCAGATATTCCACAAGAAGATGTACAGAAGGTCGTTGAATTTGCTAAAGCTGGTGGATTTAAGGAAGTGGAATAATGATAGGTGGAATATTATACGGACTTCTATGCGGATGGATTCTTACATTATTCAATGTAGATGAAATTTGTATTGAAGTGTTGCAACCAATTATTCCATTTGTATTAACTATTGCACATTACTATTTTGTGTTTGGATTAGTTGATATGATATATGGAATAATACATAATTAATAAAAGAAAAATAGCACCGTATTTCTACGATGCTATTTCCCTTCCATAAACATAACCCTTCTTTGGTAAATAGATAAATGTTATTTATTTAAGAAGTTACAATTAGCCAAATTGCAATGTCTTTTTAGATAGGATAAAATGTAATGGATTTTGTTTGCTTGTTCTGAATCCAATTATATACACTATATGTAGTGTTGTCAAGAAAGAAAATACTTTCTCTACTTGTTTTATTATACCTCAAGAACCTATGTAAATATAGGGTTTATAATTATAGTTTTGTGTAGAAGAAGGTGGCTAATCTTCTTCACGTTCTATCAAATTCACAATTCAAGTAGGTACTTGTATTTTTGTAATATATTTAAACCATATTACTTTTTCTTATTGTCTCTGTAGACTGTATATGCAAATCCTAAGACTGCAACACAGGCAGAAACTAATGAACACGCAAACTCCATTTCAGTTTCTCCTTATCTACCTATACTTACCACAGATGTTAATATGATTATATCATAAATACAATAAAATAAAAAATAATAATTTAATTTTAGGCTCTATACGTGTCATAGCGTATAGAGCTTTTCTTATGGAGAGTGGTTATACTGCTCTCCTATTTTAGTGTAAAAATAGTGAAATTATAGTGAAATTTTTGGAGGTGATTAGATTGGGACTAAATAAAGACACTATTAAATATTTGGAGAAACAGGCTCAGAAAAAAGCTTCCGAATTGGCACACGAAGCTCAACAGAGATTAACAGATGGTTATGTGTCGTTTATTGATTTATATTATAGCGATTACACACCACAACAGTATGTAAGAACACATAACTTATACAGGTCTTATAACAAATTTTATAAAAATAGCCACGGTACTATTTTTTATGGTGGCGTTGAAGTAACACCTGAAAGAATGTTTGATAACTATGACCAAATTACACCTTCAGATCTTATGTCGGAATTTATTTACAATCCGAAAGGTACTTATCATGGTTGGTATAACATTCCTGCTAGTTTCAGTGTGTATAGAGAAATACATAAATATCATGAACGGTTAAAGGATGAATATAGAAAGCGTTGTACAGTTTAGAAAGGATGTGAATAAATGGCTAATTCAGATATTATTAAGATTGGTTTTGATTATAGAGCTAGTCTTGCACAATTTGAAAAGGAAACAAATGGTGTATTCGATGGTATTAGTAATAAAGCTGGTAAACAAAAAATCACAATTCAATTAGATGCAAAAGATGATAAAGTAATTGATAAAATTAAGGAATTGCAGAAACTCAAATTAGACAAGTTCACATTCGAGTTTGGTAATTCTGGATTAAAAGAACAGCTACAGACATTTGATAAATTAGAGAATAAGATTAATGAGATTATTAGTTTATCAAAAGGAATTGACTTATCATTTAATACCAAAAATAAGACAGATGCTTATAA